TCTGCTACTCAAACCTCTATGTAAGTATTGGCGAGTAGAAGATTCATTTGGTGTTTCGCTAGAACCTCGAACAGTCAACATGTCCTGTTCAATTTCTACAGCGATTTCGTGCTTTTTAAATCCAGCCACTGCAATTTCTATTACATAGTGTGTGTCATCAGTCTTGACAACATTGTGTGGGGGATAGTTTGTAGTCAATTGATTTGCAAAACGTGCTTCGAATCCATCGAACAGTCTGTCAAATCCTACTAGTGCTCTATTTAGAGCCTGCGTATCAAAACGAGTCATAGTTCCATTATTCATAATTTTCTCCTTAATTAAGCAAGAATAGTGTATGCGGCCTCACCCGAGCACCGCATACTTATTTATTTTACAATGTCTGTGTGTTTAAGTCAAATATTACATGCCCATCATACCGGGACCTGCATCGGCTTTTTCCTCTTTAGGGATTTCGTTGATAGAGCAATCTGTAGTTAATAACAATCCTGCAATACTGGCAGCATTGACTAGTGCAGTTTTTGTAACCTTAGTTGGGTCAATAACGCCCATTTCTAACATGTCTCCATATTGATGGGTAGCCGCATTGTAACCAAAGTTTTGATTGCCTTCTGCTACTTTTGCTACAACTACATCAGCACTGTCTCCACTGTTGGTAACAATTTGACGCAGTGGTTCTTCCATTGCACGAAGTACAATGTTGATACCAGCTTGCTGATCGCTGTTGCTTCCAGTGATATCACCGAGTGCCTTCTTAGCACGGATTAGTGCGACACCACCACCTGCAACAATACCGTCTTCAACGGCTGCGCGAGTAGCATGAAGTGCATCGTCGATGCGATCCTTCTTCTCTTTCATTTCTACTTCAGTAGCTGCACCAACTTTGATAACAGCAACGCCGCCTGCTAGTTTAGCAACACGCTCTTGCAACTTCTCTTTATCGTAGTCGCTAGTAGCAGCTTCAATTTGAGCTTGAATTGCTTTAACTCGTGAATCAATAGCAACTTTGTCACCAGCGCCGCCAATAACAATAGTATTTTCTTTATCTACTTCGACTCGGCTAGCACGACCTAGTTGTTCAATTGTAGTCTTGTCTAGTGTAAGACCAACTTCGTCACTGATCACAGTGCCTTTAGTCAATACAGCAATATCTTCTAACATGGCTTTACGACGATCACCAAAACCTGGAGCCTTAACTGCTACAGTCTTAATAATACCACGTACATTGTTAACAACTAGAGTTGCCAGTGCTTCGCCTTCAACATCTTCGGCAATGATCAGCAAAGGCTTACCACTCTTAGCTACTTGCTCTAACACAGGCAGTAGGTCACGGATGTTAGTAACTTTCTTTTCTGTGATAAGAATAAAGGGCTCGTCTAAACCAACTTCTTGCTTGTCGGCATTGTTGATAAAGTAAGGACTTAGGTAGCCTCGATCAAACTGCATACCTTCAACAACTTCTAGTTCATCCTGTAGACCTTTGCCGTCTTCAACAGTAATGACCCCATCCTTGCCAACACGTTCCATAGCATCAGCAATGATCTTACCAATGGTCTCATCGCTGTTAGCTGAGATAGAACCAACCTGTGTAATTTCTTTGCTGGTTGAACAAGGTTTGCTGATTCTGTCAAGTTCTGCAACTGCGGCAGAAACTGCTTTGTCAATACCGCGCTTAAGATCCATAGGATTCATACCTGCGGTAACAAATTTCATACCTTCTTTAACAATACTTTGTGCAAGGACTGTAGCGGTAGTAGTACCATCACCTGCTTTATCAGCAGTTTTACTGGCTACTTCTTTAACCATCTGTGCGCCCATGTTTTGCAACTTATCTTCTAATTGAATTTCTTTAGCAACAGTAACACCGTCTTTAGTGATTACTGGACTACCAAAACTCTTTTCAATTACTACATTACGACCCTTAGGACCTAATGTAACTTTTACAGCATTAGCAAGAATGTTAACACCCTCTACTAATTTTTGTCTGCTGTCATTTCCAAATGTAACTTGTTTTGCTGTCATATCATTTCTCCTTTATTCGACAATAGCTAGAACATCATCTTCTTTAAGAACAATGTGTTCTACATCGTTAACTTTAACAGTCTGTCCGGCATACTTTGTATACAGTACAGTATCCCCTTCTTTAATAGACAAAGGTAATACTTTACCATCTTCTGTAACTTTGCCTTTGCCTACAGCAAGTACTTTACCTTGTTGTGGTTTTTCCTGTGCATTATCAGGAATAAAGATACCGGCTTTAGTTACAGTTTCACTGTCTAAAGGTTTAATAATGATTCTATCATGTAATGGTTTTAATTGCATTTTAATCTCCTTTTAAAGCAAGAAAAATTGGGGGCCTTTTAGAGCACCCCCTTAAAGATGCTTAGGTAGCCTCTGTTACCTCAGCATCAACTATACCGTCAGCTTTGTCCTTTTCTTTAGCCTCTTTGGCTTTACGAACAGGTTCAGTTGCGGCTAGTAAATCGCTCAATGTTTGAGTGACTTTATCCTTATCGTTGGCATTGGCAGCTTCTTGGAAGTTCTTGATAGCTTCTTCAATCTTATCTTTTTCTTCCTGGCTTAGTTTGCTTTCAACTTCGCTTAGGTCCTTACGGATAGAATGTATCTGTGCTTCTGCCATATTGCGAGTTTCAATTTCTTCGCGTTTCTTTTTATCGTCTTCAGCATTAGCTTCGGCTTCTTTGACCATACGATCAATTTCTTCACTGCTAAGTCCGCTATCACTTTTGATAGTGATCTTGTTTTCTTTGCCAGTATTTTTATCCTTAGCACTGACATGCATAATGCCATTAGCGTCAATGTCAAGGGTAACTTCAATTTGTGGAGTTCCACGTGGAGCAGGATTAATACCTTCTAGGTTAAATTCACCTAATAGTTTATTATATTGTACTAGCTCACGCTCGCCTTGGAAGACTTTAATAGTCACAGCTGGCTGGTTGTCGTCGGCAGTTGAAAATATTTGTTGTGCTTTAGTTGGGATAGTTGTATTCTTTTGAATTAACTTGGCCATAATGCCGCCCATAGTTTCGATGCCAAGGCTTAACGGTGTAACGTCTAACAGTAAAACATCATTACGGTCACCTGCTAGAACAGCACCCTGAACTGCGGCACCTGCAGCCACTGCTTCGTCAGGGTTAACATCTTTGCGTGGTGCTTTGCCAAACAGTTTTTCAACTATTTCTTGTACCTTGGGCATACGTGTCATGCCACCAACTAAGATAACTTCGTCAATGTCTCCAGCAGTCACACCTGCGTCTTTCATTGCTGTCTTGCAAGGCTCAATTGACCGCTGAATTAATTCATCCACTAGGTTTTCTAATTTAGCACGAGTTAATTTAATGTTCATGTGCTTAGGACCTGTAGCATCAGCAGTTACGTAAGGTAAGTTAACATCAGTTTGAGCACTGCTTGACAATTCAATCTTGGCCTTTTCAGCGGCTTCTTTTAGACGTTGTAGTGCTAGAACATCTTTGGTAAGATCAACGCCAGTGTCTTTCTTGAACTCATCAATCAAGTAGTCCATAATACGCTGGTCAAAGTCTTCACCGCCGAGGAATGTATCACCGTTAGTAGACAACACTTCAATTTGCTTGTCGCCGTCAACATTGGCAATTTCAATAATGCTAACGTCAAATGTACCACCACCTAAGTCGTACACAGCAATTTTACGATCCTGTTTGTCAGCTTTATCAACACCGTAGGCTAATGCGGCTGCGGTAGGTTCGTTGATAATACGCAGTACTTCTAAACCAGCAATTTGTCCAGCGTCTTTAGTAGCTTGACGTTGTTGATCGTTAAAGTAAGCAGGAACTGTAATAACTGCTTTGGTAACTTCTGTGCCCAAGTAGTCTTCAGCAGTCTTTTTCATCTTACGTAGCACTTCTGCTGAAATTTGTGGGGGTGCTAGTTCTTTTTCATTTGCACGTACCCATGCATCGCCGTTTTTAGATTCCATAATCTCATATGGCATTAGGTCAATGTCTTTTTGTACAGCCTGTTCTTTAAACTTGCGTCCAATTAAACGCTTGGCTGCATAGATAGTGTTTTTGGGGTTTGTAACAGCTTGTCGTTTTGCTGAAGCGCCAACGAGGATCTCATCATTAGCATAGGCAACAATACTAGGTGTAGTACGAGCACCTTCGCTATTTTCAATTATTTTGGGAGTTCCGTTTTCGATGACTGCAACGCAGCTATTGGTAGTACCTAAATCGATACCGATGACTTTGCTCATTGTTATCTCCTTAATTAAGCAAGATTTAGTTTTTGGGCCCCGTGCCCGATTGTAAAACCCGAAGCGTTTTACAATTTTTATTTATCTCGCAGATTTAGCGATTGTTAGCAAGTGGGCGGAAATATTCGCCGTCGGTAGAACTAGCAGTGCGTAGTTTTTGAAATATATTTTGAACACCCACAGCCTGGTTCCACGCATCCTCTAACGCATGGTGTTTTAATACAGGGGGACGCTTAGGATCAATGCCAATGTCAAAAAGTGTGCGTGTACAACGAACCTGCCAAAAACTCCACGGAACGGCTTTATTAATTTTCTTAAAAATGTGTTCGCAAATCACCACGTCAAAGGCAGCACCGTGACTCCATACACGTTTAGCACCCCAACAAAATTTATAAAGTTGATTCATTGCATCAACAATATCAATTCTGCCATCGGGGCTAAATGCTTCCTCTTGGGCTTCTTTACTTTGGTTTGCCCACCAGGCAATAGTGTCGTCGCTAGTAACTAAACCAATACGGTCGCAACTATCAAGATCTACTTTTACATAGAATTTTTCACAAGTTGGGTCGTTAAAATCATCACCAAAGGGGTCAAATTTAACAGCGCCAATTGTTAGGACGGCAGCATCAGGCGATGTTGCCAGTGTTTCAAGGTCAATCATTATATCTGTAAGCATTGTGCAATTATAACACCAGTATAATGCAATGTCAACATATTTGACAATGCTAAATAAAAATGTGGGGAGTAGCCCCCTGGTGCAATGCCAGGCACACTAATCGTCAGCACGACGAAAGTCCGGTTAGTGCGGGAAGTTTGGTTCTGGGCAAGACCATAAATCTTAAGGAAAAATTATGGATATCATATCCCTTGAATTCTTATGGGCACTCTTGGCCATCATTTTAATCGATGTAGTGCTAGGAGGAGAGAATGCCCTTGTTATAGCAATGGCTGCTAAACAACTACCCGAACACCTGCGTAAACGTGCTATGGTTTGGGGTACATTTGGTGCAGTAGCAGTTCGATTTGTCTGTGTAGCCGCGCTGACTTATCTGCTAATGATCCCAGGACTGCGGCTAGTAGGAGGTGCGTTACTAATTTGGATAGCATGGAAACTTACAGCAGGAAGCAATGATCATAAAGATATAAAAGCTGCCACTACATTTTGGGGTGCAATGGGTACTATAGTAATGGCAGACGCTGTCATGGGCTTAGACAATGCACTAGGTATTGCGGGTGCGGCTGGAGGCAACTGGATTTTGATCATTGCAGGATTATTAATCAGTGTTCCTATTATACTTTTTGGAAGTACTATAGTTTCACGTATACTTGATAAATATCCTAGCGCAGTTTACATAGGTGCATTTGTACTGTACTATGTAGCAGGTAATATGATTATGCATGAGCCTTTTATCGATGAGTGGAATGATCCATTACACGATATTCTTGAAAAATCATTACCGTTTATTGCAGCAGTATTATTAACTGCTAAACAATATTACCGTTTTGAAATAAGGAAAAAGAAATGAAGCCAGTTCTAATACAAACACTACACAGACACAATCAAAAGAAAAAACCTAAGAATTTAGAAACGGTTGAAATAGATCCTAGTCACGGAGGACCGCGCGATCGAGCAGGATTCATTATCCTGCTCATTATTATAATGAGTATAATAATAGCAACGGTAATGAGTTAGTAATAAGCCCCGAAAGGGGCTATTTTTTTGGATGTAAAAAATGGAAACACACAAACGAACACTAGTAAGAGCCGCAAGCTGGCGCATAACAGCAACTCTAGTTACTGCTTATTTTACAGGCATTAGTGGAGCAATTTTAATTAACGTATGGATGACCATAGTGCATTACATACACGAACGACTATGGTTAAAAATCAATTGGGGTAAAGAATAAGTTTCTTTATATCTTTTTGTTTGACAAAGATTATTTCGTAAACCTTGTCTTGATGTTTGATAGGTAAATCTAGAAAGATGCTAACTCTAGGTCCTTCTAGTTCACTTATCATATTATCATTGCCAACTGTTCCTATAAATGGAATTTTATTCCATTGACCAAAAACTCTATCGCCGATGTGCCAAACAGCTTTTGGTCGATTAGCAGCAAAGTATTCTGCTAAGTTACCCATTAGTACATCTTTTTAGGTAGTTGTTCTTTTTCTAATTTCTTTTGATAACGAGCTTTGGCAGCACTGGCTTTACGTTTACGAGCAGTAGTTGGTTTTTCGTAAAACTCTTTCTTTTGTAAAGTTTTTAACGTACCAGCTTCTTCAACTTTATTTTTAAATCGGCGTAGAGCACGATTAATATCTTCGCCTTCTTTTAAAACTACGCCAGTTCCTTTAATTGTTTGTCTCATTGTCATCTTCTTGATCTTCCTCGTCAGTGTCTTCTTTATTAAGAACTTCTAAAATCCAGTCTAAATTATATATCCTATTTCTACTGATCAACTGCCACGGAGTGATTTCATCTGTAGTTAGATAATGCGTGTTTGGTTGTGCTAACAAAAAGCTAACAAAGTTTTTGGTAATTGCATCACAATTGTCAATATCAATAATAATATTATCAACTTGCTGACTAACGCTTAACATCCATTCAATATTAGTTTCATCAGTATCATAAATGAATACATTCAAATCTTCGTCGCTTTGACTTAGTATCTGCTGGAATTGCATCTTAACTTTGGTACTTGGTTTGATTAACAAATAAGCCGGATTAAGATTAAACAGTTTATCAGGTGGCGTAATTAAATTAATTTTTCCTAAACTCATAATTTTTTACTTTGAATTCTTTGCCAAATAGATTTTTCACTTTGCTCACTATTTTGAACGTAGGTTACTCTTTGGTCTTCTTGATCTGTTGATCCTGTTCTTTGATTATGTAGCTGCTCTTTTTTTTTGATTCCTCTGCTTTTTGTGCATCGAGCTCTTCTACAGTTTCCCACGGTAATTGTTCGATTAGTCCCGCTTCATAAAGTGTTTCTTGACGTTTAATAGTATCGTCAGGATTTTCAGATTTCCATTGTTTTTTAGCAGCCTTTAATCCTTCGTCTAATATTTCTTCAGCTGTTTGTTCTTCGTGTAGTTTATGTATAATATCTAACTTACGCTCGATATTTTTTACGGCAGCATCGTCTGCTTCTTCTGCTTCTTCTGCTTTGGCAACCAACGGTGAACCAAACATCCAACCTTCTGGATATTTAAATCCTTGTTTTAGGTAAGGGTGTGTATCTGGATGATGTGTCTTTGGTTCTTCTACAGGCTCTTCATATTCAATGCGATCGGCAGGATGTTCACCGGGATCATCAAACTGAGCAGACTTTGGAGTGATTTCCTCGTAAGTTGGAAAAGGCCAAATAGCTTCTTTTTCAATTTCTTGTTTTTCTTCTTCTGTTGGTTTTTCGCCAACATCAGCAACATACGGGTCAGGAGTAGTTTCTGCTTCCTCTCGAACTTTACGGAAATATTGGAAACTATATTGGCTGGCTAACAATAGTATAACGGCCAACGGATCAAATACAATAACTATGACAATAATAACCCAACGAACAGCACGTTCTAACAGATTAGTATCTGGGTTGTCTCCGTAGATCAATGCGGCAATGTATTTGATTGGACCTACTTCAGCTTCTACCTTACGTACCTCTGCGGCAATTGGTGCCCGCTCTTCATTAAGGCTAGCAATTGTTTTCTGTTCGGCGGCGATTTCCGCTTGTAAACGACTACGTTCTTTAGCCTGGCTTCGACGTATCGCAACTGCTTTATCGGCACCTTTTTCATCGTTACTGCGGCCCATGATTTGGTCCACAGCTTCATCCATTTGTTTAAGTGCTTTGCGGTTAGCATCTATATTGTCCTTTGCGGTTTTTATCTTTTCGTCATAGATTGATATCTTGCTTTGAGCATCACCACTAACCAATGTTTGATCCATGTGTGCCTTTGACAGGTAGCCAAAGATTCCCATAGAGGTAATGACCATAAGAATAGTCACTGCTACAAGGAGGTATGCTTTGATAAAACGTGGTGCAATAAACCAGTTTTGTTTAAGCCATACGGTTGCCACTAGCTTACTTAATTCTAACACAATACCCATAATAGCAATAGGTATTACCGCGGCGGCAAATATGCTAATTAAACCTGCTACGGAGTAGTAAACTGCAACAGCACTAATTGACAGACCGCTTAATAACGTAAGCCAGGCGATAAATTTATCAGCCAATGTTATTTTCATAGATTAATATTTATCGATGAAATTCCATGTATTTCTAGTATTATTATAACAGGCTGTGTCTTCGTACGTACGCATTTGATCGCCAAATCTAGCCCACGAGTATACCCGACGACACGGTCCACTATTGCTAGGCCATGTATAGATGATACGAGCCTTGCCATGGCTACCAGTGCGCTCGTTGAACCATTCTACTAGTTCGCCATTTTCAAGATTGTTCAGTGCATGGTATACTGCCTGTGTATGATAGGCAGTATCTTGCTTATTCATCCTAGTTTCTAGTATTTTTCCTATAAGCCATGCAGAACCTAAAGCACTTTCTCCAGAGTTTGGACTAGGTCTAGGAAACTCCCAGCTTTGTGCCCAACTATTGGTACAGGCTAGGATGAGGCACAATTTCATAAGTGCCATCGTATTTTTGACAGGCATAGCCTCTCCTTTCTTGGACGCGACCTTTGAGGTTGATAAGATATTTGTATTCGCCACAATCTTTGGCTATTCCAGATTGGGCATGAAAAAGTCTTTCGACTCTATTATCATTACACTTCATTACCTCAAAGGTCTTTTCTACACGATTGCCATTTTCCATTATAACAACTGTTTCTGTTTTAAGATCGCAGAATTGATTGTTAGCAACGGGCTTATAAGTACTCGAGCACCCTGCAAGAGCAATCACAATAAACAGTATTGCAATAACTATCCAAAGATAGTTTTTTACAGTGTACGGATGCATTATTGTCTAGCCTGGTCAAGAACTTCCTTAGCAGTATCTTCTAAACTCTTACCTGCTACACGACCTTGAAGTTTGATCTGTTTGTTTTGATCATAAGTAGATGCCAGTGTTTTAACATCTTGCTGACTGATCTTTAACATGACAAATGCACGATAGTTATTAAGTTCAGGATTGTAAATGATCATTTTCTTTTCTACGCCATAAGTACGAAGAACAGATTCTGCAATCAAATTAACAATAACATCCTGTGCGGCGCCAGAACCAACTGGATTGCTAGGAGGTCCCTTTTCATCATACTTAATAGTAGTTCGATTATTCATTTCGCCATTTACACGATCTGCAATTTTAGCTTTGGCTTTTAATGTAGCTTTTTTAAGCGCCATTTCCATAGACGGGCTAACGTCCTCAGCTACTGCATAGTACATGCCAGCTCGATCCCACGGCTTATACCATTTTGTGGTTTCGCTACCGGTATCAGCGTGTTCGAGATACCAAGTAGGTACAGTTTTTTCCTGCACATTTTCTGTCTTAAGTGTACTCATTCCTGAGCAACCGGCAAGAACAGTAACAGCCGTAGCAATAATAAGTTTTTTCATTTTGCAGCCTCCCTTGAAATTTCTTGAATTTTGTTAACTCCGGAATCAGCAACTCGAGCCATACCGGTAAATCCAATTGTAGCTACAATAATGCCTAGGATAAATGCAATGATGTGTGAGATCATTTTATGCCTTTCTGTGTGTGTTGATAAAAAAGCCTCTACAGTATTAGTTTACTATAGAGGCTATAAAATGTCAAGTGCTTTTGGTTACTTAAAAATGATTAAGGCACATAACATAGCTTGGACAAAGAATCCAAAACCAATAGTGATAATGTTCAGCAAATCTTTGGCAATGACTGAACGCACAAAGAAAAAGAACAAACCTAACCACATAAGTCCAACCATATCAACTGGTGGTAGTTTTTCAGTTAAGCCTGTAAGGACAGCGACCAGTGTAGGAATAGTGGCTAAATGTACCAGGATAACAGCGACCCATCCAAGTGTTTCAGCACTAAGGTGTCCAATATTTTCTTTCAAACTGTCCATCATGCGACGAATGTTAACCAAATTACGAAGTGTGCTAATACTCATGTTCATATCAATCCTTTATCTATAAAAAACGTGACCACCGATGACTGCAACCTTTTCTCTATCCCATTTTGGATTTATATGCTTGGCATGAAAGTACAAAGCCTTTTCAAGACTAGGCAATCTAAATCCTTCAAGTAGGACCTGTTTGGCTACAATTTCACTTTCTCTGTATGCGGCTGCATACTTTGGAGGTACTCTAGCCGGACCTTCACAATACCAACTGAATTGGCAAAGTACCTTGTCATAGACAACATTCTTTTGATAAATTACACGACAAATATCGCTAGGGAATTTTCCACTTTGAGTTCTATTAATTACAACTTGGGCAACTGCGACTTTGCCCTCAAATGGTTCACCCCCTGCTTCGTAGTAGATATTACGAGCCAGGCAATCTAATTGTTTGTTACGCACTTCGGCAGTAACGGCACTCATTTTTAGAGTGATCTCTTTATTTGGATCGAGTTTGTACATTACTACTTTGTAGCCAATCCAGCCTACCAAGGCCAGTCCAACAGCTACTAATAGTAACTTAATAAATCGTATCATTATTTTCTCCTATTCGGATGCCAATTTCACTTGGCAGTTTTATTTACATCTGTATTATCTACGCATTTTAGCAATGTCCTGCGCTTCTTCATCACTAAAGATAGGCACAGCGTTACTCTTATGCATAGTACCGATTCCTTTAATTTTAGTCCCAGTGTAGACTTTAGGCGGTGCCTTAGTGGCAGTACCCATATCTAAACCTCCGTTGAGACTAGGGATACGTGGTTCGTCTGCACCTCTGTACATTGGCCTAGAGGGCTTCCAAACTTCAGCTTCAAGGGCTCTACGCTTGCGTTTTTCATCTGCTTCGAGTCCCCATCGTTTTTGTAATTCCTTCCAACTTTCGTCTAGCTCTCTGGCTTTTTTAGCATGTTCGGCTGAACGGAATTTCTGTTTGCCTTTTTTCTTACCTGTAGTAGATAACCACGGGCCTTCTAAATGCATACTCATTTATTTACACCAAAAGTTATACACATATAACTATTATAGTGTCAAATGAGTTATTTGTCTAGTCGTTTGGTAAAGTTCTAGAAACCGTTTCTAACATCTCGTCCCAATCCATTTGGCTAAGACGTTCTCCAAGTTCTAGCACACAATCTTCGGCTTTTTCGTAGTCTTCTATGCCTAATAATTCGTAAATTTCTTGACGGCTAACATTTTCTGAACGCATGTGGCATACCCACAACACTGTAACAAAAGCCAATCCAAATATTTTTTCCTGGCTCCAAATTCCATTGGTTTCACACCATTCTATTGTTCGATTAAGATAATAATCTATGTCTTCAACTCTATTTTCCAACTGTGCTATCCAATATTGTGTATCTTCTCTGCTCCAATATTTCATACCCTAAAACTTTCACCGCAACCACATCGGTCACGCTCATTTGGATTGCGGAACTCAAATCCTTCATTAAGGCCATTCCTTACCCAATCCATTTCAAGTCCAGTTATGTAGGCTGTACTTTTGGCATCTACATATACATGAACACCCTGCGATTCAAAAATACAATCTCCTTCAAATATTTTATCTACATACTCAAGAACATAGGCAAGTCCCGAGCATCCAGTAGTTTTAACTCCTATCCGAATACCTAGGCCCTTGCCTCTTTTTTGTAGTTGTTGTTTGATCTTTCCTGCTGCCGCCTCAGTTAACGAGATCATGCTTTTTCTTATAATCTTCTATAGCAGCTTTAATTGCATCTTCAGCAAGGATTGAACAATGTATCTTTACCGGCGGAAGAGCAAGTTCTTCAGCAATCTGTGTGTTTTTAATTGTACCCGCTTCTTCCAGCGTCTTACCTTTGACCCATTCTGTGACCAAACTACTGCTCGCAATAGCACTACCACAACCATAAGTTTTAAAGCGAGCATCTTCAATAATTCCTTCTTTAGTCACCTTTATTTGTAATTTCATTACATCACCGCAGGCAGGTGCTCCTACCATACCTGTACCTACGGATTCATCACTCTTGTCAAAACTACCAACATTGCGAGGATTCTCGTAGTGATCGATAACCTGACTTGAATATGCCATTAGTTTATCCTCTTACTAAGACTTCTGTTTCAACACCATTGATGATCATTACCTGCTTAGTATAAACGACCCCGTCGATGATAACTTGATTAGGTTGCAACACCACGGTTGGTTGTTGAACAACCACAGGAGCAGGACGAGTTGCAGCATAAACTACCGCTCCACCAATTACAGCAGGAACGACCCAACCATAATTAGGATGCCAATGTCTATGATGATGACCAAAATGTCTTGGTCCATAATGCCCATGTTGAGCAAATGCAACCGAACTTAGACTTAATAATAAAACGGCTAAAATCTTTTTCATAATATACCCCCTGTAAGTATATAACGTATTTAGCCTAGTTTTCGTTGACTTACTTTGCCTCTTTACGAGCGTTCTTAACTGCGGTAACATCGTTACGAACTTCTTTGCAAAGTTTAGCTAGTTCTTGTAAGTGCTTGCGTACACGAGTACCTGCGGCGCCAACTTCTTTATCGTAGAACTTTTCAAAGTCGCCTTCCATGGCTTCTACGATTTTTGTGAATTCTTGAAATTTATTTGCTGACATAATTGTCTCCTTTGTTATATAGTTATTACCAGTGATGTATTGCGTTGGCAATAATGACACAACAGGTAATCACATGAATTATAACCCAAAACGTTTTAAGAAATAAAGCGATTCGAGCTTCTCTAAGTGTTAATATTGGTACGTCTGGACGATCGTGATCATCTTTGCCCATTAAATGTCCAGTGGCTCTAGCCCAAATGCGTTCAAAACTGTTCATTGAGTGTAGTCTCTAACCACTGTTTACATTCCGGCCACTCTTTATACAAATGAGCGCGGCCGCCTTGTCTATTCCATTCTTCATTGTTGCTACGACGATCGTCAATTAAGATATCGCCCGGTGTGCAACGTTGCCACTTGTCATGACTGTAAGGTCCAAAGAATACAGGAATGCCAGGAAAGTGTAACTGTGCCCATATAACTTTATCATAGAAGGCCCACGGTACATCGTTGTTATGTGGAACTGCTGTTAAAAAATATAAACCGCAGTCATGTTTTTTGGCATAGGCTTTACACCAATCAACTAATTCGTGTGCGCCTTCTTTAAGCGGAAGGTCTTGATACAATCGTTGATTGTCTGTTAACTTACGCCATTCTTTTTCTGGAACCATTTCTCCTTGATTCCAATGAAGTTTTAAGTATGATCTTGCATAGCCCATGAAATCGGCTACGACATCATCCATGTCGATGTAAATGTTCATTAAATTATTTTAATATAAGAAAATGTGTTTGTCAACTATTTGCAAACACATTTGGACTTCCGGCAGTAATAGCACCGCCGTCGGTGCTGTCACCTACTCTAGCTATTGGTTTGCCGTTAACAAACACATTTCCAGAACCTACATTAATTGCTGCTGTATGTGTTACCGAACAATCTTTACCTGTAAGTCTATGAACAACGGTTGGATCACCTTGACGTTCTACACCAAGGTTATTGGCAAAAACATCACCAGAAGGACCGGTCACAGTTGTTGTTGCATCACATCCATGACCGGTTGTTGTAGGATCACCGTTTCTTGCTACTGGTGGCATATTGTATTTAAACTAATTTAATTCCTGTAGTAGACTCGACAAACTGGTCTGCAAATTGTTTATCAGTTGCTTCACAAACTACTACAGTAGTTTTTAACAGTTTAATATCTTTGTCTGGACTTATTGTAAACAAATACGGCATTAAACCTGGACCTTTTTGACCCATTCCAATAACCATAACGTTTCTTACTTTATAATATGTAGGTGTGTCTTCTACTAGTTTTGCTACTATTTCTTCACCACTAGTCAGCTTTAGTGTAATAACTTCGCCTTCTGTTACGCCTTTATCAATTAACATGTTTTTCCTTTAAAATGTACTTTGAGGTTCCATATTGTTTTGCACATAATGTTGCAATTCATTGAACCCGCCAATGAGTTTCCCGTCTAAGAAAATTTGTGGAACAGTACGAGCATTTGGCACTGCTTCGAGCAATTCTTCTTTAGTATACCCGTCTCCAATTTTACGTTCTTCAAACTCAATATTCTTAGACTTTAGTAATGCCTTTGCTTGATCACAATAAGGGCAGTGATATTTACTCCATACAATTGCTTTCATAATATTTCCTTTATAGTGCTGGTAATTCTTCGTAGTCAATAGCATCACTCATGACGCCAATAACATAATTAGTAGATTCGTTTTCTTGTAGTGCGGTTTGTTTCTTACTAGTGTCACTATGCTTATTAAACCACGGAATAGGTGTTGACTTTGGAGCAGGATTCCAGTATTTGATACCAATGTCTTTTAATGCGCCAACGGCTGTATAATCAACAAAATCTTTTAAGATATTGGCATTAAGGCCAATTACCGGACCTTTCTTAAACAAATAGTCAGCCCATTCTTTTTCTTCACGGATAACATCTCTGTAAATGTTTATTACTTCTTCTTGGCATTCTTGAGCTGTTCGAGCAAAACGAGGATCCTCCTTAACTACTTGATTAATCATCCAAGCAGTCCATCCCTTATGGAGCAGTTCATCCTGTAGAATCAAACTAATAATGTTTCCGTTGCCGATAAAGATCTTGTTTTCTACCATTGCTAGACTTGTAGCAAACGATACCATAAAGCGGAATGCTTCTAGTGCGTAACTGGCATGTAGGGCTAGGTAGATTGCTTTGATGTGTTCTTCCTCGCTGACAGCAATACCATTGTCATTTAATTCTTTACGACTGTTTAGTCTATGCAAATAATCATAGTACTTGCCAACACTACTTGCCATGTCAACAATCTCTGCTGTATCATGAATAGTGTTAAACACTTCCTTGGGCACATTATAGATGTTGCGGATGATGTGACTGTAACTACGGCTATGGATGTTGGTTTCAAAGAATGTCCAGTTATAGACCAATGCTTCAAGTTCTGGTAGGCTTACGACCGGAGTAAAGATTTGACTTGGGCCGCGGCCTTGCAGACTGTCAAGAGCAGTTTGCCTAAGCAGATTACTAGTGAAGATATGTTTAACTGCATCTGATGCATCCTTAAAGTCTTGTGCATCTTTGGTTAAACTAATTTCTTCTGGTACCCAAAAGAAACCTCGGGCTGTCTTTTCAAAGTCTGCAATCTTGTTGTATTTGACTTCCTCAAATCGCTGAATGGTAACTGGACCAGCTGGGTCTAAGAACATCTTACGATTTAGATAGTCTGTCTTTGTGTGTAGGTTATATTGTTGTTTACTCATAATTTACAGCTTTCGCAATCATCTTCTAAAAATTCTTCTATTATTTCTCTTTCGTTGTGGAACCCATTATAGTGTACTTCGGGGGTCTTATCTTCATGCTTGGCCCCTGCTTTGTTGATGAGACTATAGTAGAAAGTCTTTAATCCCCATAGCTGTGCCTGCATTAGATTTTTAGCAATTAATGTAGTTGGAACTTTTCTATCGGAAAAGTGTGCAGGATTATAAAAAGTATTGGTACTAATGCTTTGATCAACATAAGCAGCCAATACTGCGGCTGTCTTAATATACCCGGCACAATCTTTTTGTTCCCACATTAATTGATACTTATTTTTTAATCTATGGTATTCTGGAACAACTTGCGTAAAAGATCCTGCCTTGCTTTCCTTTGTTGATATGAGAGACATAGGCATTTCAATACCGTTAGTGCTGTTAATAACAACGCTACTACTTTCAACAGGAGCAATAGCCATAAGGGTAGCATTTCTAACTCCATGTTCTTTCATTTCCTTACGTAGAGATTCCCAATCTAATTCTGGAGCAAAGTTGGCCAATTCATTTACGCCTTTGGCTCGCCTTTCCCACGGAAAGATGCCTCGTCCATACCAAGTTTTATCACTGTCTTTGCACTTGCCTCTTTCCTTGGCAAGTTCCACCGTGGCTTCTGTAAGGTAGAACGCTTGATGTTCCATCCAACTTTTAACTTCTGCCAAAGCATCTTTATCACCATATTTTAATCCTCGTTTGGCATGCCAGTAGGCTAAATTAGTAACACCAATGCCTAATGGCTGAATTTCGTCGTTGCTAAGTTTACTTTGAATACTTAGGAAATCTTGGTAGTCAAGAATATTACATAGGCTGCGCTGAAGAATACGACAAGCCCTACGCATGTCCTCAGGGTTGCGGAAACTACCCCAGTTGATTGATCCAAGAGTACATAAAGCGATACGACCATTAGCATCATCGAGACGCTTAAAAGATTTAGTAGGTAAAAGTATTTCACAGCATAAGTTTGACTGATAAATTGTATGATACTCGGGGTCAAAGGGTCCTTGATTCATAACGTTATCAATGAACACTAAGTAGATACGACCTGTATCAGTTCTCTCCTTTAGTATACCACTTTTAAAAACTTCTTCAGCACTCATAGTCTTCTTACGTAGACCTTGTTGCTTTTCATATTTTACATAAAGCTCTTCAAATCTTTCGGTGTTTTGATAAAAAGCTTCGTAAAGGTCAGGAACTTCATTTGGATCAAAGAATGTTATGTCTTCTTTGTTTTTAAATCTTCTCCAGAAGAAACTACTAAGCACAACCCCATAATCCATATGACGGACTCGTGTTTCTTCAGTTCCTTGGTTGTTCTTAAGTACAATAAGGTCATCAAACTGATGATGCCAAATAGGATAGAATACAGTAGCACTTGCATTACGGATACCTCCTTGTGAACATGAGCGCAAATCACCAAACCACTTCTTTAGAAAAGGGATCATGCCGGTGTGCATTATTTCACCTCCCCTAATAGGGGATCCCAACGGGCGTAGGCGTCCAATTTCTAATCCAATGCCAGCACGTTTGCTAGCATACTTGGCCATCATTTCTCCACTAGCGAATATACTATCGAGATCATCATCGCTGCGAATAAGAACGCAAGAACTGAATTGTTTAGTAGGAGTTCCAAGCCCAGCAAGAACAGGAGTAGCAAGAGTGAATAAGCCGTCAGACGCAGCATTGTAGTATTCCTTAATGAAACGTATACGAGCACTATTGGGTTCTTCTTTATGAAAGACTGTAGCGGCCGCTACAATATAACGAACCTGTGGTGTTTCATAAATTTCTTTGGTGCTGCGATTACGCACTAGATATTTTTCGATTAACTGTTCAATGGCAGCATACGAATACATTTCGTCTTTTTCGTGATCTATGATCTCGTCCATTTTATTCCAGTCATCTTCCGAGTACCATTCAAGAAGTTCTGAGGTATACAATCCTACTTCAACATTACGCTTTACTATTTCATATAACTTTGGAGGATCGTAGCTGCCATAGACGTCTTTACGTAACATACTAAGACGCTGTTTACCTGCTACGTATTGATAATTTACATGTCCAACGTCTGGGTTATGTTCAACGTCAATGAGGTCAACAATGGCACGTAGAGTTACTTCATCAATTTCTTTAGTGGTAATACCATCATAGAAGTGAGGTTGGCTTTTAATTTCAATCATTGATTGACTAACATCTGCTATTCCTCGACACACTTTTGCAATTTGATTTTGCCACTTTTCGATTGTTAGGGGTTCTTTTTTGCCGGATCTTTTAGTTACTGTGATGTTAATCATTTTTTTATTCTTTAAAACTGTGTAGGAAGTCGTATTTAGTGCAAAGTCTTCATAGTATAAACCTTTTGCGGTTTCAACGACTTAGGTAATGCCCCTACGTCAATCCATTCATTTTCGACGTATCCATATACTTTATCATCTATTAACAGCAAATAATACACACATTTATTGTCTGTGTCAATAGCCACATTTATCTTTGGCTGGCAATTTTTAAAACGCTCGGTTAATTGAAGTGTATAACAAATGCCAAGGATGATATTGAATTCACAATATTCATTTTCATCAATCAACTCCCAAGGAGTTGGCCAAGTGTCTTCATCGTATGGATTGGTATAGATTTTTACTCGAGGTAATCGGCAAAAGAATTTTGATACAGTATTAAAAGGATCAGGATCTATTTCTAGATCCTGCCTAAGGCGATACCATAATTCAAAAAGATTTGATTTAACCTTACTAGAAATTAGCATCAGCTAATAAACGAATATGAATAGGTTAATGTTCCGCTGTCAACAGCATTAGTATTGGTGTATTTGATAAGAACACATCCGCCAGAGAGACTAGCAGTAAATCTCAATTTTTTTTCTTCTTCTGATGCTGGCAATAGTGTGCCAATGAACTCGTAATCATCTACAAATTGAACAGTACCATGCACTTGATCAATTGCCACTGTCATTGTACCTCGTTTCATCTGAGTATAAACTGTACTAGCCCATACATAATCAATTTTAACCCCTGCATTGGTGGTATAGGGAATTCGAATAGCATCTGCACTCTGTGGTGTTGATGTACCAATTGAAACCGTATATGTCTCTTTAAAGTCTGTAGATACTTTTCCTGCTATTTCTGGTTTGTAAGCATAAGCATACTTAGTTGGGTTAGCAGGGTTAGACAAATCTAATCTACGATCAAAGTGATCACCTACAGATAAGTTACTGTTGTTGGCAAAGTTGATAACTGAATATAAGTTACCGCTAACAGTATTACCAGCACCGTTGTTACCAACGTTGGCAAAATTATTGTTGGCAGATTTGTTACCGTAGCCATTGCTAATATTAATTGCTACACGGTCAATTACATTGAAGTAAGTGTTTTCAATGTTATTAAATCTAGGTCCATACTTTTGTCCGTTAGAGAATAAATCTGCACCAGTACCAAAATCAATACCATATTGGCAGTAATTAAAATAACATTCAGAAAATATATTGTTTGATATGTCTTGCTTGGCGTAAACACCGTAGGCAAAACCTTTAAAGTGGCAATTGATAAATTGACAACGTTGTGTTGTTACACCACCGCCATAGTCAAATCCAGACAGTGCATACATGCCAATACCAATACTAGTAGCAAATACTGTACTGTCGCCATAGCCTCCTGTGAATCTAAGATCTTCAAATGTACTGTCACGAACAGCATCTAATTGCATGCCTTGTACATCGGGTTCATTAGTATTAACAGTAAATCCTGTTAGAGCACAATACTTGGGTTGATTGTTATAGGTAGTAGAACCTATAACACTTCGGCTACTGGTGGTAGAAGATTCGTTGATAAATCTAAACACTGTACCGCTACTAGCAGTAAAATTAAAAATAGTCTTTTCAGAACCGGCGCCTGTTATTCTAGCATAGCTAGGAACATAGATTGTTGAGTTAAGTTTGTAAGTGCCTGGTCCAATTAACAAATCTACTTTGCTGTCTGGCAATGCTTTTGTTGCAACATTGAGAAATAATTGATCTAACGCACGTTGCAATGCAGGACTATAATCTCCACCGTTGGCTGCTAGTTCCGAATCGCTGATAAAATCTTCTAAAGAAACACGTTCATCTAGTACTGCCTGTACCGAACGGGTCACTGGTGTATTGGCATTAGGTCCTGTTTGTATATAAGCAACATTTTTAGCGTATTGATATTGATCAACAAAATCTAATATGCTATCTTTATCTGTTAAGATCTTAGTATTACCTACAGCAGGTGCGCCTTCTGCTACAGCACCGTTGCCAATAAACAGTTCTTGTGAGTCTATAGCCCAAGCTAATTCTCCGCTGGCTAACTGCGGAATGCCAGTACTATACTTTTGTCCTCTTCGGATTTGAATGCGCGAAATTTGCACTACAGCCATAAAAATATCCCCGTTTTAGATATTTAGCTGTTTAATCTATAGTATTCGCTTACCCTATCACACCAGCGTTCTGTCCAGTAATCAAAGTCCTTAGGTTCTAGCACAAATTCTTGATACTCGTAGTCTTTGCTACACATTAAAATAACACCCTTGCGTATATTAGTTCCGTGTACTTCATTGTGTGCTAGAGCATAGGCTGTTAACTGTAAGAAGTAGTCATCAATCCACTCACGCTTTTTAGGTTTGTTAGTCTGTTTAAAGTCTAGTATACTTTGATCGCCTTGATGTACGCCCACGCAGTCAGTAGTTCCCGCATATAGTTCTGGAAAGTATAGAGGTACTTCGCTGCCCCATACTTCATCTACAAAGGCCAAGCCGTGTGTAATAACTTTACGAGCCATTACTAGACTTTGTTGTGCATAAGGATTAGTTACGGTTTCAGGAAGTTCTTCTCCCTTGATATAACGCTCAAGGAAAGTATGCATACGTGTTCCGCGACTAGCAGCTTCAGTTACAATTTCTTGTGCCTTAGCTTCTCCAACTGCGGCTTTCCAACGGGCTAGTGCTTCTCGAGCTTCTGCTGGTTTGGTTTTATCTAAGATAGTAGTTACTGACGGAACTTTGTGACCTTCGGGCGTAGCATAAAGTCTACGCCCAGTTGAATCATCTCTAGATAGTGGTTTGTATTGATAACGTTCGATTAATAATGCCATGATACATTATATAGTATCTACAGCACTATGTCAACCTGGTTGTTGAAGTGTTTTAGCCGCAGCACGTTTGGCGCTAGGTGCCGCATTAGATTTATCTGTTGCGGTTGGTTCTGGCTTTTCTTTGGTTTTAAGTGTTATACCACGGCCGTCAAACTGTTGTACAATATTTTTTAGTTGTGGTAGTTGATCAAACTCTGCTTTGAATGTTTCGTAGTCCATTTCTGTACCACTCATGTTCTGTAGCATATTAGATATAGCTTCCCAACTAAATTGGGCAGGAACACCTTTTGAATTTGCTCTAGATTGAAGTTGTAGAAGGATGCGGATTAAGTTATCCGCATCTTCCGTTACTTTTTTTTTGGTTGACTTAGTATTGTGCCTAGTTTACGGCTATACTCGATTGATTCTCTTTTTGCACGGCCTGCGGCTTCTTCTCCGCCAGCTGCTGGTTCAGCAGCGGCAAACTGGTCAGGAGTTGGCATTTCTTCTGCACCCATCGAAGCAGATGCTGTCATATCAGGTGCGCCTGCTGGGCCTTCTTCACCTGTTAGGATTGCTACAGATTGTGCTAGTGTTGTACGTGTAGTTTCTAATGCTGTATATAAGTCTTCTAATGCTGGTTTAGCTGAGCCAGCAAATTGACTGCTAATGTCTGAGCCTAATTCATCTCTTATAGAGTCTTCTAATTCTAGCATTGCTTCAGCTTTGAGCTGAGCAACATCTTCTAGCCATCCTGTTACTTTATCAACCATATCACGAGCACTCATGATTAAGGCTGCTTTTTCTTCTTCGCCTTCTGTTAGGGTTCTTTCTGATAGGACAGAGCGTAGCACATCCATGGCCTCTTCAATACTTTCTTTCTTAGCCATCTTTGTAGCTGTTGCGTGCATTACTTCTTCGCCTTTGTCGCCATAACGCTTTTTAAACTCGCCTGACTTTTTCTTCATGCCTTTTACATACTTTTCTTTCTTTGCTTCTTCGCCTGGGCTTAGTGTACGCTCTGAAATTGCTTGTGTAATGACATCTAGGAACATACGATCTTTTTGGTATTCGTTGCTTTCATAAACAGCATCATACTCGCGGCTGCTTTCAAATTTAACAATCTTGTCTGCAACACGGTCACGAGCAGCCTGTAGCTGTTCCATAGTAAACTTATCTAAGTTTAACTTATAACCAAATTTTTGAGCCATACTCTCGTTAAGAGTTGTACTGGTTTTTGGATGCGAAAGTTCTCTGATTTGCATTTTTAGAATCCTGAAATACTGTTAAGTTTATTTATCAAAAGTGTGTTTTGAACATCTGTGAAATCTTCCCTGCACTGCGTTTGCTTTTAGCAGTAGCTATATCATATCTAGATCTCAACATGTCTTTTCTGTCTAGGTCTTTAGCTGTATCAATACGGTATTTAAAAATTTGGCTGTCACTTAGCCCAGTCCAATACTCTGTATCTAATACTTTTATTTCGTTAAATTGATGCAGTCTATTTCTATCATAGAACTTGGCTGCTAGCAAGGCTGCACTTTTAGTTCTAAAATTTTCTATAAAATCACCAGTTTTTGCATAACGTAAAAGCCAAAGACCATGTTTATTCTGTTTAATTTTATACTGTTTATAAACTATACTTTTGTCTGGAAGTATAGCTATAGGCAACTCTTTACTAAGTTCTTCCTGTAAAAAAGTTTCTAGCTGTTTTGCTTTTTGTTTAAAGTTCATTTGCAATTACTCTTGGGTTGTAATCCCCAATTTTAATTACCAAACTTTTACGAATCAGTCCTTCAATTGTGAACTGATCACGTTCACTAAAACTGGCTAAAGGTCGAGCATCTTTTAACTTTTCTAAAATCTTTAGTTCTTCGTTAGAAGTATAGATTTCAACCTCGCTAAGAATTTCGTTTAGTTTCATAGTCCAGCTAGCTTTCTCATCTGTCCTAAATCGCTTTTACTGCCTGTTTGTACACTGACTGGTCCGTTATCCATTTCGTCTACATCTTTATGTAGTAACTTCTTTAATAAAGATATGATCATATCATGTTCTTCATCGCTGCCAGCAGAACCGCCGTGTATAGGACTAGTACTGTCACCTGGTGGCGCATTGTGATTTTGTTCGTTAGTCTCATCTGGAATAGAAACTTCACTGCCTACCTTAGGACCTTCAGGTTTATTTTCTCCGTCACCGCCCGAAACTGCCTGCGGGTTTAGTGTGTATTGATTGGGTGCGCCATCTTTGGGCGCCAGTGCTGATGCCATCTTTGCAGGTAATGTAGTCTTAACACCAGATTCTGGATTGGTGATTTCTACGCCCTGTGGACCGCTGGCTGTAACTTTACCAGTAGTAGTTTCTGCAACATCATCCTCATTTTTCTTAGTTAAAAAAATCTTACCTTGTAGTTCTGGCCTATTTTTTAATACAGCAAGTGCATAGTTATTAGCACCTTTCTTCCAATCAAATACTTTTGGTTCGCCTTTGACCTTAAGAATCTTGCCGTTGACTTTTAAGTACCATGGGCCACGATCGCGATCCATTGCCTGTTGTTTTAATTTACGTTCGAAGTCAGGGTCATCCTCATGTCCTAGCTCATGCTGTAGTTCTTGACGCTTAAACTCTCTTTTATCATAATCCATTTGACGTTGTTGATCACGCTCGTAATCCATAGGATTGTAATAATTGCTACGACCAAAGCGGCCTTCATCTACATCATCAGCACCGTTAAACTTGTCAACTAATTTCCATGCTAGTGATTCTGAATCCGACCTGCCATCTAAAACATCTGAGGCAAAGTGTATAGCTTTATTAAACAGTGCGTTGTCATCACCAGATTCGTCATCTAACGGAGCATACTCGCTATTCATCCAACGATCTAAAAGTTTATCCATTTTGCTTTCAGCCACACCTTTCTTTTCTTTCTTTACAGGTTTAGCCATTTGATCT